TCAGAAACTTTTGCAGTTGTGATTTGATTGTCTGAAATTTTAGCTGTAGTAATTTGGTTCGCAGAAATTTTAGCTGTAGTAATTGCATTGTCTGCAATTTGAGCGGTCGCAATAGTTCCTGTGATATCTGACGCAGCAATAGTTCCACCTAAAGTATCTAAAGATATTTCGTTTAAATTCGTACCGTCTGAATATGCTGCAAAAATTTTTGCTGCATTTAATGTAAACCCTGTCCCTGAAACTGTTTTGATAGTTAAATTTGTTGGACCACTTACTGCAGAACAATCAAGGATGTAAAATTTTTCAATTGAATCTGGAATAGTTACAGTGGAAGCTGTAGTTAAAGTTCCAGTAAATTTAATGACCATGTTTCTTGCATTAGAAATAGTCTTGTCTGTCATTGCAAGAGCGACAGTTCCGCCATCAGTTAAAGCGACTGCTTCATAACCAGCGATAGCTTGTTGAATAAGGTTTAAGTTGTTGTTGGTATTATCTCCCCATGTACCAGCGTTTTCGCCAGTGACCATTAGTTCGAGTTTTAGATCTGTAGAATAACTAGATGTCATAATTTATAAAAATCTCCTGTAAGTATTTTACTATTGTTAAGCTGCCAAATCAACAGGTGTCCATACAACATCGGTTCCTGTATCCACCTCAGCCCATGCGATAATATTAGGGGTTATCGTATTAATTGTCAATCCAACCCCTGTCACATCTACTTCAGCGCTTGCTTGAACAGTTATCGAACCTATGGATGTAGTAGCTAAAATACCGTCTACAGTATAAGTACTGACTGGAGTAATATTTCCAAGATTGCTTGTAATTTGAGATCCAGTTACAGATACAGTAACATCAGTAAAGGCATTTTCGTTACCTGTAGTAATGGTTAATTGTTGTCCTGTGACGGCTACCGCAATATCTGTAAAGGCATTCTCATTACCTGTAACTACAGTAAGAGGTATACCAGTTAAAGAAACAGTTACATCTGTAAATGCAGTTTCATCGCCAATATTGGTAGTTAAACTTACTCCTGTTGGATAAACACCTACAGAAATATCTTCTGTAGCTATTCCAATAAATGTATTTATTGTATGTTCAGCTACATTAACGAACACATTTCCACCAGCTTGGATATCTACAACACCTACTCCAGTGTTTATTTGAATACCTTGATCCGATAAAGCTTGTACCTGATCAATAGTAGATTGAATAGCTACACCAGTAGGGAAAACATTTGCATTTGCTTGTGGAGTTTCATTACCAGTTACAACAAGTAATTGTTGTCCTTGAACAGAAACATCTACATCAATTTGAGTAGTTACTCCATTAATTGCTGTTTGAGCAGATACCGAACCTGTTTGTACTGAATAAGCATCTCCCCAAACTAAAGATCCCCATAAATCTCTACCCCATCCAGATCCAATCAAACCTAATGCAGGGATAGTTACATCGTTAGTGCTTACTTGTACGGAAGATCCTATGACGTTAGCATCAGGATTTGCATCAGCAAGTCCTGTAACTGCAGTCGCAGAAATACCTTGTACAAAAACATCTACTGAAATATCTTCAGTAATTTGTCCTACAGAAGAGGTAATTAAATTTGTATTAGGAAATACATTTGAGTCAGCTTGAACAGTGATCGAACTAATACTTGAAGTGACAGAACTACCAGTGACGCTTTGGTTTATTTCATCTTGTAAACCAAATTCATTTACGCCCCAGTAATTTGTACCCCAAGTATTAGCCATTCCATATTATTTTCGTTTTACGATATTCTTATAATTGCTTGTGTATCATTTGCATCAGGGAACTGAATAGTAAATGTTCCAGCTGTTGCAGTTTTGTCTCCACCGAAATCTAACACACATACTGATTTATTAGATTCAGATGTATTGTAAACTAATGCTCCTCTTGCAGTTAAAGTAACTCCAGTGAATGATAGATCATTAAAGTCTACAAAAGCTGTTGTTCCGTTTACTGATACTAAAGCGTTCACTAATGCTCCGCCACCTGCAACATACTGTCCAGTATCTGGAACTTGTCCTGAGATACCTGCTGCATATGAAGTAGTGTCTGCACCGATAGATGCAGATGAATCATATAATGCTAATTTAAATACATCACCTGTAGATGGTGTAAAGTCATGCAATCCTTGTAAAGTATTTTCTTTAAAAGAATTTGTAATTGCGTTTGTCGTAATTGCCATTTTATTTTCTCCTTATTAATTTTATTATGGTGATGGAGAAGGCACTTTAACTCGTGGCACTCCATCTGTATACTCATCTCTACGTCTTCTACCCATTTGTTGAAGAGCAAAAGCTTGTATAGCTTCATTATACTTGTCAGAATACAGTTTGTACATATCCGCTGGTCCTTTTAAGTAAGAAAAACATTCTGTTAAAACACCGTATAAAAGCAAAGATTGCTGATTAGTGGAGATGTAAGTTGTATTTGTACTAGTAAAATGAGGCGGGTATTTGATGTAGTTAATCTGAACTTGTCCAGCCGCAGCTGTAGCATCAGGAGTAGGAGCAACAACAATATTGTAATCATCCCACATAGCGTAATATAGAGGAGCTCCTGTAGCTCCATCGTTATTGTATTCCGAAATAAAACTTACATCTCTTTTTTCTAAAAAAGTCCTTGTACTAGAAATAATGGTTTGAACTGATCTCATAACAATTAAATCAGCTGGTAAAGACAGATATCTTTGTCCAGAAATAAAACTAGACGTAGCATATTTTCTTAAATCATCATAATCTACTTTTCCTGCAATATCTAATTCTGTATTACTAATAAGTTGATCTAATAAAGCATCAGATAAAACATTAGAATCTACTTCTGTGTAATTTCTAATTTGAGTTAAAAAATTTGAGTAAGTGATAGCCATATTAAGATATTACTATTGTAACACTCCCTGTTATTGGATTTAATTGTCTTTGTCTATTTTGAAAGGATCCATCATCTGGTTGCATTCCATTAGACATAAAAGCGAACTCTCCAGGTAAGGTTAAATCAGCTGTCGTATATCTAGCACCACCCGAATAGATATTAAAATCTTGAGATCTAGCGTTCTGCAAAGCTATTGCATCAGCAGTTACTTTTTTTCGTCTTAACTGTGGATGTTTAGGTTCGTATTCAGAATAATGAACAAGCGCCCCCGTCCACTCTCTAACCATTTCTGTATATGGAAAAGCCTGACCAGAACGATCAGATATAGACATAGATCTTTTTCCTCTAGCAAAAGCCATTATACTCCGTCTCCATAATAAGTTTGCGGTGAAATGTATAAAGAAGTTCTTTGACCATCTTCATCTAATGCTCTTAACATTTCATCCTCATAAGTTTGTTTTAATAAAGGCACTCTATCTGGTGCGTATTGAAAAGATATGTAATAAGCTAACCCTGCAATCATGCATGGTAAAAATCTATATACCGCATCTGGGTTATTAGAATAAGCTCCTGCGTCTTCAATTCTTTTAACTACATAAAATTTTAAATAAGTGTAAGTAGATGTGTCTGGTGCTTGGTATAAGTAAATTTTTGGTGTTGTTTGTCTATCAACATAATATTGCGCTGGTTGTCCTTGATTTAATTTATTAGGAAGAGCTGCGTAAGCAGATCTATCTATTTTAGTCAAAGAAACATCTTGAGTTGTAGCGTTATCGTTTCCTCCACCTGTTGTAGAAATAAATGCTTCCAATACATCGCTTACATCTGAATTACATGTATATGCTGCTTGACCAGCAACTAAAGCTATTTCATCTAATTCAACTTTCCATAAATGAACTCCTCTATTTCCCCAATCAGAAAACAGAACGTTTAAATTTCTTCTAGCTCTTTTTAAATCATTTCCAGAATTAGGACGCATACCGCATCTATTAAATGCCTCGTCTATAATTTCTTCAATAGTTAGATTAAATGATGTAGTACCTGATGTAGCCATTACATTATATCCTTATAATATTTTACTTGTCCACCCTTATTAAACTGAAATACATATTGTCCAGTTTTTTTAGATTCTCTTCTTAAAGAGGAATTAAGCTTTAAACGAGTAGCTTCATCTGCAAAAGCTTTGGTACCCATTCTTTTTATCTCGTCTAATATAGTTTCTTTTTTACCAGCCATTACTGACACGATAG